TAGAAGCAGAAATAGGAATTCAAAGTGTAGCTCACGAATTGAAACTGGCATTCAATAAAAGTATGCCAGATAGAGAAGCTTTGGCTAACATGTTCAGTATGCAACTGGTAGAACCACTGGGTGCTACACTCTACACTAGAATATTCCAAGCCGCTAAAGAATTAGGAATTATGAATCATCTAAAAGCATGTTATCTTTTAGAATTAAAGTTTTTAGGTTATACACAAGACGGTGAACCAATTGATGAAATAACTGCACCCTATTACTATGCATGTACAATGACAGGATTGGACTTCCAATACAGTGAAGGAGCAACACAGTACAGAGCAGATTTGATTGAAACTACACAAGATGCGTTTAAAAAACTTTCATTGCATCTCAAAGAGGATTTACAAGTACAAGGAAGCACATTTGGTGAATTTTTAGAAAATTTTGAATTTAAAGTAAATGAACAAGAACGATTGCAAGTAGTAAACAGTTCAGCAAGAAAATATTGGCATTCTTATAAATTTGGTGTCACAGGAAGGGCAAGCGATTGGAACACATGGGCATTTGATACTGGTGCTGGCAACAATGGCGAAACCGCTGACCTGAGTAGTGTTAGTATTACCGGAAGTGGTAATTTAACTTTCAATATAAAACAAGGTACCAGTATAAGCGATATAATCATTGTTGCTCTGATGCAAACAACTAACTTTAGAAAATTACCCACGGACGAAGGCGGATTTCATAAAGAAAATCCAAATGATCCTGATTCAAAACCTTTTACGTTTTCTGAATTAAGCAAATGGTTTGTATACGATAATAAAGTTACCTATCGTATTTTTGATCCAGTAGCAAAAGATTTTGCCAAAGACTTTGAATACAATATAAATGCTATTGCTGTGCCTGAATTGGTACATGATGTTATAGCCTACGAAAAAGTATTAACAGATCAAGGAATACAGGAAGATAGAATAAGATCTTTGATCAATAAAAAATTGTTGGTCAAACGTTTTGATTATCATCATACAGGTCTCAACACAGAAGTGCTAAATTTAGACATTTATCTAAACAACACTTACTATCAGATACAAGCTCTTAATCAAGGACGTGGCAAAACTATAGGACAGGCTTTTGAAGCAGAAGGTGATTCTAGTAACGAATACAATATAACTAAAAATAATGCTGAAGAGATTAAACAAAAACTTATTGAAGCTCGAAATCAACTTGCTGAAATACGTGGACAGCGAGAATCGTTCTTCGATGAACAAGGTAACAATCATATTTCTTTAGATGAGATAGCGGCAAAAGATGCTGAATTTACCGAAAGAGAAAAACAACAGCAAGACATTATAAAACAACTAGAAAAAGAACAAGAACAAATTACACAAAAACTAGTTCCACTTACTGAACAAGAAGAAACAAAACAAAGATTACAACAAAATAATTTTAATATAACTGGCGGCAAGTATCTTACACAGTCAGAACTTATAGGAACTAGTGCGGATAATGATGCTAAAGATCATCAACTTCCTTTTGATATCACTAACATCAACAGTAAAGCAACAAATGGCCCAGATGACAAAGACACTAGTGGTGCAGTTTTCCTTGGCGCAGTTGAACTAAATTTAAATTCGCTAGGAGATTTGGTACAACAACAGATAACTGTAAGAGGAGATCCTTATTGGTTAGGCAGACCTAAAAGTAGAACAGGAATGCTTAACGGTGCAGAATATACAAGAGGTGGTGTAAGTTATTTTTTAAATATTAATTTTCCTACATATCCTGACTATGCAACTGGTTTAATGAATATACCTGAGGCAAACTTTGGTATTGTTGGAGTATATAGAGTTCATAGTGTATCGGCAAATTATAGTGATGGACAGTTTACTATGACATTACAAAGTTTTAGAGATACAAATACTAATGTTGGTAAACTATGGGAAATTTTAAGCACAGGTGAAGTAGACCAAGAAACACAAAAAAACCAAAAACCATTTAAACCTGGTGACGAATAAGGTGAAGATGATCAAGACGGCTCAGAGACTCAAGACAATGATGGTAGCAGTTTACCAGAAGAATTGCAAGATGGAGACGGTACAGGTATTGTAACACAAAATCAACTTGCTTCAGGTAAAATTAGAAATCAACCAATTGCAAGTGATTTAAATAACATTTTACAACAAGCAGGCGCGGCGGCAGGAGTAAATGTCATTGTTGAAAGTGGAGGACAACCTGCACTAGGAAGTGGTGGCAGAAGAACAGGAAGCACAAGACATGACAACGGACATGCGGCTGATGTCCAGTTAGCATTGTCCAATGGAAGAATATTAAGTTTGAATAACCCAGCAGACGTGCCTATAATTCAAAACTTTATTAGAGAAACAAAAAGATTTGGAGCTACTGGTATAGGCGCAGGTAACGGATACATGGGAGACAACACTTTTCATATTGACAATGCTAGTTTATATGGACAAGGTAGTGCAGGATATTGGGGAGGACATTTCGATAATGGTACATATAGAGCAAGAAATGCTCCTAAATGGTTAAAAGATATATTTACAGCATAGGGTAAAAAAATGGCGTACACAGGAAATAATAACGACAGTGTTGGAATACCAACAGCTATGTTTGACAAAACACAAGGTGCTAGTGGTGTTGTAAAACTAACTGGTTTGTATATTTGTAAAGTAATTGATATAGTAGATGACAGATATGAAGGTTTTTTATATGTTGAAATAATAGGACAAGGGTATTTAGGTGAGACAGCCAGTGCAGAATCAAGAAAAGAATATCATAGAGTAAGACGTGCAAGCCCATATGGAGGAAGTTATCAGTTTGCAAATGCAACAAACACATATGGATTTGTAAGTCACCCACCTGCTCCAGGATGTCAAGTTTTAGTTGCGTTCGCAAACAATAGTGATACTGGAATAATGTTAGGAGTTTTACCTGACACTACAAGAAATGCAAGTATGCCAACTAACCCTGGTGCATTTGTTGATAGTGAAAAAGATGCAGTTGGACCCACATTAGACCCATCAGTACAAAAAACCACTGACAATAATAAAAGACCTAGAGCAACGCCAGACACTATTAAAAGTGAAAGCACAGAATACAAAGACAAAATAAGTGACACAGAAATTACGAAACAAGGTGTTGGTATAGACAGTATACGTGGACTCAGCAGTAGTAGTCAACGTAGAGAATCACCTACTAATGTTTTTGGATTTAATACACCTGGCGGTCATCAATTTGTTATGGATGACGGAACACTGCCTAACAGTGATACATGTTTAACTCCAGACAAAGAAAGAAAAGGTGGACTTAGCAATTTATTTAGAATGCGTAGTGCAGGTGGTGCTCAAATATTGATGCATGATGGAACTGGAATTGTGTACATTATGAATCAAAACGGCAGTAGTTGGATTCAAATGGGAAGTGACGGTAAAATAGATATCTACTCAGAAGGTGACATAAGTGTGCATACTGAAAACGATTACAATTTACAAGTTGGTGGAGACTTTGTTGTAGACGCAGACACAATAAGCATGAAGGCAAGAGGAGATGGTGGTATAACTTTAGAAGCATCAGCAGGAGAATTGAATGTACATGCACAAAAAGATTTTAAATTGACCACTGATCTAAATGGTAATATAAAATGTGCAGGATCATTTACAAACACAGCCGCACTAATAGATCTCAACGGTCCGGAAGCAATAGCCGCCACTAAAACTGTGCTAAACAACTTGACTGTGAATAAGACAGTAAAACAGAGTATTACAAGCAGAGTACCAGAAGCTGAGCCTTGGGGAGGACATGATGAAGAACAAGAGTTTTTACCTCAAGTAGCCAGTCCTGACAGCAACTTTACAGCTCAAGATATTGATATGAGTAAATTATTTAATAATCAAGCACCTGCTCCTGATAAAGTTACAAATGAAAAAACAAAAGCCAATGTAGCAAACCCAAGGTACTCCGCTGGACCTGTACAAGGATCACAGCAATGACCACTACAATAGATGAAAGATATAGAAGAGAATGGGACGATTATGTAGTCAAAGATACTACTAATTATGAAACCAGTTTAGATGTGACTAACTTGAATGCATCAGAGCAAGCACGTGATGTTGCACTAGGTTTTTTCAGAAATTACAGCGGATTTGATCAAACTGCATACGGAGAAGGAAATTATAACACAGGGTTAACTGAACAACAAGCACACGACTTATGGAAAGAATCTTTCAACAATCAACAAGCTCTAGCAAAAAAACAAATCATCAACAGTGGAATTACAACTATGCCAGCTTGTGTTTATGATGCACTAATATTGTTTCATTGGGCAACCGGAAAGATAGCAAACGTAACTCAAGGTGATATTAGATATAATTTACTTGAGGTTGTAAGATTGGCAGACTATAGCACCGCCGCTGATATGATTATTAATAGTACAGTAAACAAACAACTGTGCGTTAAAGTAGCAACTATACTAAGATTAGCTGATTATGGAAAATATAAAACTAGAAAATGGTATAGAGCAAACGGTATTTTTAAGATACGAGATTTTAATGAAAAAGGTGTGCTTAACAACGACCAATTACGCAGGGCTAGATTTGCATATTACGCTGAAACAAAGAAATTTTTACCTATGACACCAGAAGGATTAAAAAGAACAATAGCAAAAGAATATGAAGCAACTTTGGTAAAGAAAACATTTACATATAGTGGTACAAATACATTTGAACTAGAAAAAAGTGCAAGTATTACACCTATACAAAAATTAGAAGTTGTTGTCAATGATGCAATATTACAGTATGAATATGACTGGACAATTGAAGATTTTACATTAACAATAAGTAAAAGTTTGAATACTGGTGATATTATACAAACAACCATTAAAATATAAACATAGCAGTTAATTTTACCATAAATAATAGTATGGCAACCTACATCGGATATAGCACTATAGATCAAATAAGTGGAAGTAAAACATTGGTAGATGTTGAACTTGCTAAACGTGATTTAATGAATCATTTTTACACCAGACGTGGAGAAAGAGTAGGTAATCCTACTTTTGGAAGTATTTTACCTGAATTAGTATTTGAACCTCTGGATAGTGCTACTGAAAAAGAAGCTCGTGATGATGTTGATGTTATAGTAAACAACGATCCAAGATGTAATGTACTAGAAACACTGGTAAGAAAACCAGATGATCACAGTTTAGAAGTCAAAGTTAGGTTAGAATATATAGATACAGGGACAGCAGAAGAACTGTTTCTTAATTTTACAGGTGAGGAATAATGGCACAAGGCGCAAGACAAAATAGTTTATTTGCCGCTGAAGATTTTACTGTAGCATACGAAAGTTTCGCACAAGCTAATTTACAAGCATATGATTTTGAAACTATTAGAAATGCAATGGTAGATTATATCAGCACAAACTATCCAGAAAACTTTAATGATTATATTAATTCAAGTGAATTTATAGCACTGATTGAATTGATTGCATTTTTAGGACACAATCTAGCATTTAGAGCAGATTTAGGACAAAGAGAAAATTATCTAAGTACAGCAGAACGCAGAGATAGCGCCTTGCGTATTGCACAGTTCTTAGGATATACACCTACTAGAAATGTTGTTGCTAGTGGATACTTAAAAATAGACAGTGTACAGACAGATGAACAAGTTTTTGATGCCAACGGAAACAGCCTTGCCAATGTTGCAACAGAATTTGAAGATGTAACAAATCCTCAAAGCTATCAAAACTTTTTGGCTATTATGAATGCTATTTTCCAAAGTAGCAGTCAATTTGGAAGTCCGTTTAGTAGTGCAACTATTAATAATGTTAAAAATGAAATTTACAGAACAAACAGTACAAATAACACAACTGTAAGAGAATTCAGTAACAATGTCAACAATAAAAAAGCAACATTTAGTTTACATAGTATTGGATATGATGCTGGTTCAAATTCGTTGATAGAAAAAACACCTAACCCATATAGTGTTGTAGATCTATTGTATAGAAATGATAACAGTGGATTTGGCTCACCTAATACAGGATTTTTTATTGGATTTAAACAAGGTTCATTGAACTTTAAAGATTTTGAAATCAACAACGGTTTGCCAAACTTGGCAATTGATATCAATGCTGACAATGTTGCAAATGGTCAAGTATGGGTGCAAACAATAGATGAAGCCGCACAAGTACAAAAAACATGGACTAGAGTTGATAGATTGTTTGGTGCAAGCACAATGTTTAATGCACGTCAGAATAAAATAAGAGATATCTATTCAATTAGTAGTCGAGAGAATGATCAAATTAGTATTGTGTTTCCAGACGGAAACTTTGGTAATATTCCACGTGGTATTATCAGAGTATGGTATAGAACTGGTCTAAATCAATCATACACACTAACACCTGACAATTTTAGAAGTTCAGGATTTAGTATAAGTTATATTAGCTCCAGTG